AGCAGATGTAGCCGCCGATGCCTCTCGTGTCGATGTTGTGAAACTGTCCTGTTGGCACGGTGACTGGGCTGGTCGCGTAGTAGAAGTGATAGCCACCGCTCTGTGAACGACCCACTAACGGCGTATAAGGCAGGTTTTTTATCGCCCATTCCAGCGCTTCGCCATCTTTGTGGCAGTCAATGTCAACGACGTTGAACTGCTTGCCGGTGACTGCCGCCACGATCCCCGGATGTTCTACAACTTCACTAAGCTCCTGCGGACTAAGCTCGCGTTGCTGTAACTCCTTCCAAGCAGGCCAAGTCGGTCGTTTGTTGTCAGCGCAAGGCAGCAAAGACACCCCATACTCTGTCGCCAGCTCCTCAAGAGCTGGCGCAAGGTCTTGACCATCGCTGTGTATCATTTGTCTCATAAGGACGGCATCGTGTGTGATGTTTGACACATACGCAACAAAGTGTATCCTCAATCCTGAATTGTATGAGGAGTATGTAAAAGCTATAAAATGGACAATCAAGATCTGGCCGAAAGGCTGAAAAAGCTGCGAGAAGCAAATGGCTACTCGCTAAGAGATCTTGCTGAGAGGATTGGCTCAAGTGCGAATACGATCATGCGCTGGGAGCGGAACGAATCCGCTCCATCGCAAGAATTCGTTGTGAAACTAGCCGAGCTATACGGCAGAGATCCGGTATGGGTTACGTTTGGGGTGAAGAAGCCAAGCGCGAACCAAAACGAAGACAAAACAATAGGGAAAATCAGTAGTAGGTTAGAGCTTCTTACACAGACACAGCTTCGTGCAGTAGATGACGTTGTTGCTCTTTTCCTCAGGATAGACGTTGAGGATGATGAAAGTAATGAGAAGCAACGAGCTTGATGAGCACGAGGTAGAGGCGTTCATTTACGCCTGCTGTGAAAAGTTTTTGAAGTGTGATGCGTGGGATTTACATTGGGTCTTGTTAAACGACAGGTTTGAGGTTTTCACTGAAAATCCGAAATTGTTCCCCGCAAAAAACGCAGATTTTATGCCGAGGGCGGCGAATGTGCTCGCAAGTATCGCGTATAACGATAAGTCGGACTATATGAGACAGAACTTTTCCAACATGACTTACCGAGCATTTAAGTCATTAGTATCGCAGCGTTTCAATGATCTTTATGGGAAAGGACAATGGAACGAGAAAGGTAGATTCATGATGCTCTATGAAGCAGACCAAACCTTCATTGTCGTTTATAACCGAAAAGCCATGATGTTTGATTGCAACCCCTCGATGATTAGGGGTTTAAAAAAGCGCTTTGGAGCAAACGAGGATAGTCAAATCTCCGCAAATGTGTCCTACATACGACACAATGTTTGATTTCTGATACAAACTAGGTCATATTTGTTCTCCTCAAACGAGGAGAACAAATTTGTCAGAACAAGAAACCAAAAAAGAAACGGTTCCTCTTTCCGTTAAAAGGGGAATCATCGCAGAGAACGAAGTAATCGTTTTAGCCGGTGCTGGTGGCACGGGAAAAAGCACGGTAGCAGCGGCATCAAGCCAAAAAGCACTTGCTTTCGACACGGAGAAAGGTACTCACTGGCTCGATGTAGACCGCATAGACTGCGACAGCGCAGAGGTCCTGAAGACCGAACTTAAAAAATTCGCTGACCAAGATCATGGTTACGACACAATCATCTTCGATAGCTGGGATCGGCTATGCGAGATGATTGAAAACGACATCGTCAAAGAGGCACAAAAAACAAAGCCTCACATCAAAGCCATTGGTGATTTCGACCATGGAGCCGGATACACCAAAGCGACGAAACAGCACTCCGACTTGCTCGATTATATTGATCGTAACTTGCGAGGCAAGTTCCGCATCATAGTGGTCTGCCATGTGCAGACCACTACTTACAAATTAGATCCTACCGTCGAGCCATACCAAAAGTTTTCCTTAAAGATGCGCGACAAAATGGCTTCCAGACTGCGTGAGTGGTCAGACTTCTGCCTGTTCGCAAACTTTGACGTTGCAACCTACAAGACAGGTAAGGGGTGGGATCAAAGAGTCGTTGCTGATGGAGACCCTATGAAGCGATGGGTTCACACCAGCGGCACAACCTATTTTGACTGTAAAAGCCGTATCCCGTTGCTTTCGGAGGACGGAGATCCAGTTTTCGAGTTCACGTGGGAAAACATCGAAGCTGCAATGAAGAGAGGATTGAAGAAATGACGATTGATGTAACGGCATTTGTGGAGGCTACTGGCGCAACAGAGTTCAAAGCGTTAGAGCCGGGGGTTTACAAAGTCTCTTGCCTAGATGTCATTGAGATTGAAAACAATTATGGCGAGAGTTTCCAAATGGAACTGCAAGTGCAGCAACCGCGCAGAAAGATGCGTGTTTGGCTAAACAAGCCTCGTGAGCAGATGGATTGGAACAAGCTGGATCTTTGCTTCAAGTCGTTTGGCAAAAACATTGTTGAAGCTGCCTGCGACGAAGTGGATGGAAAGGTTCAGTTTAACCCTAAGAAAGTAGATGCGTTAAAGGGTGGTGAAGCATCAGTAGAGCTGTCTGTTTCTAACGACGGGAAAAACAATCGAGTGGCAAAGTGGCTCCCGGTGGGCACTAAGCCTAACGATCAGCCACAGCCTGCAATGGTTGCTAGTGATGACGATGACGACATCCCCTTCTAACCATTTCACCGACATCATCCGACAGGCTTACAGCAATCGTGTGTCCGAAAGACACACGATTGGGCTGTCTGGCATCGGAAAAGATGAGCGGGTTTTGACACTGGAATCTCGGTTTAGCTGGCCAGACGTGCCAGAGCCACGTAACGCCATGATTTTTGCGTTGGGCGATGCGGTAGAGGAGATCATCGACTCAGTGATCCCAGATGAACACAGGCACCCAGACGGCAATCAGCTACGAGTCGTACTAGAAAGCGGCCACATCACAGGGCATGTGGACAATGTGTTGCGAGTCGGCAACAAAAACGTGTTGGCCGAGTACAAGTCATGCAATCAAGCTCGTTACAAGAAGCTCGAAAGGCTTAGCAGCTACGAGCTTTGGGACGATGGCTACTATCAGCAAATTCAAGCCTACATGGGTGCCTGTAACGAGCTGCATAGCTTAGAGATAGAAGAATGCCATGTTGTGGTGATGAATAAGAACACCTGTGAATTGTACGAGGAAGTCATCGCCTTTGATCCGCTCTGCTGGGAGCGGATCAAAGAGAAGTGCCACAACCTCGTGAGCATGACATCGGTGCCACCACCGACGATGCAAGCCTCGGATTACCGCGTAAAGAACTTTATGGGTGAGGAGCAGCAGAAGATCTACATGGGTGAGTGGACACCACCTAGCGCGAACTGTCGTAACTGTGCTCACTCAAAGCGTGATCTTAACGACCCTGTTGAGAAACGTGGGCAGTGGGGCTGTAAGAGAAAAAAGAAAGTATTGAGTTTAGAAGAACAAAAAAAAGGGTGTGAGCAGCATCAGTGGATACCAGAGCTTGTTCCAGCGGTTTGCATTGATGAGGACGCTAAAACATATCAGAGAGGAAGCCTCGAGTTCCGAAACGACGAAGACGGCCTCAGCTCTGAAAAGATCGCTTGGCTTTGTCGAGCTGACTGGGACATCAGCGGATCAGAACCTTTGTTCAAAATTCTGGACGAGTTTGATGGGAGTTTAACCTTATGACCAAAGACTACATGACGCTCTCAAAGTTTCATCAGAAGTACCCAGACTTGCATAAATCGTTTGCCTCGCTAAAAGCAGAGGCAACGAAACGTCGAGACAACGGGCTGATGGATCACAAAGCGATTGTAGAGAAGCGAATAGGCGCTACACGGCCATCTCTACTGATAAGTCCATCACGTTACTTCGATTGGCTTGACGACATGCAGGTAGAAGAGGATGAGTAACCTTAACGCTTGGCTTGTAGAGAAGTATGGGCCATTGATGACGATGCAAGACTTAGCGCAAGTGTTGAAGGTGAAAGACATAAGGTTTCTGCGCGAGAAGATCCGGAGCGGAGAATACGACTTGAAATTAGTCGATCTTGGCCAGAAAACTTACGTAAACAGTTTCGACGTTGCGAGGCTCTTCAGCTAATGATGACCTTTACCACCAAAAAGATTGGTGAGGTTGCCAATATGAAGAAAGTCAGTGAGATACAAGAAATGCTGATGAACAACGCTACGCTTCTTGTGGCTTACCCAGATGCCAGCAAAGATAAGAGTGACCAGTGGCTGAAGACTGTGGACATCTGTAGGATCGAACTCAGGCGTCGGCATCAGGTTCAAGAGGGAATGAAGAACAGCTAGACCAAGAGCGACACACTCTCTCCTTGCAGCGTGCCCCCGTCCGCTGTGGTCGTATGGCGGGGCTTACACTAAGTCTGTGGCTTTTAGGTTAGTATAGCGTTTGAGCTGTTTCCAATCTTTATGGCCGGACACCAACGCAACTTGCTCTATAGAAAAACCACGCTCAAACAGACGACTTACCGCCTCGTGCCGGAGGTCGTGAAAGCGTAAGTTATTTATCTCCAGTCGTTTGGTGAGCTTGGCAAAGGCATCGCTGACCGAGGGTGCGGTCTTTGGGTTCTCAAACACCTTCTCACCACGACGAGGCAGTGCCTCAAGCACTGCCTTCGTCTCATCAAACATCGGGATAAGCTGGTCGTTACCTTCTTTATTTTTGGGGTCTTTACGCTGCCTGACGAGGATTGTCCTATCCTCAAAATTAAGGTCTGACCACAGCAATCCATGGATCTCACTCTGACGCATGGCACTGTCAGCCGCGATACGAATAAAGTCGTTAAGCCAGTGATGGCTTGTTGCCTCAAGCAACAAGACCATCTCCTGCGTTGTAGGGCGTCTGTCACGCTCCTCAGTGGCCCCTATGAGTTTTAACAGTCGTAAGGTAGGCATGGCCTGCTTAACGGGGTTATGCACCATCTGAAGCCCCCACAGGTCACGAGCTATGTCGAGCGCTTGACCGAGGTAGCTGAGTTCCTGAACGACTGTAGAGCCAGCTACCGTCTGACGACGGTTGCTGGCGTAGGTGGTGAGGAGCTTGTTATTTAGGTCGCCAACACTAGCGTCAGTAAAGAAGCGCTGTAGCTGTCTGACACTGGCCATCTTGCTACGACCAAAAGGCTTGATGGCGTGGATCTCGCAGGCATAACGATCAAGTATAGAGGCCACGCTTGTGGTATCTAATTGCTTCTCGTCTTGATAGGTGCCATCGGCCATCTGGGTCTCTACACGCTGAGACCAGAGCTGTGCTGACTTCTTTGTCGGAAATTGCTTAGAGACACGCCTGTAGCCCTGACGCGCTATCTGAGCTATCCAACCATCTCCTTTGCGGCGAATAGATGCCATCGCATTCCCACTATGTTACAACCGGGGAAATCGTAGCAAAATAAAGGAATATAGATCAATGACTTATAATATGGCGGAGAGAGAGGGATTCAGACCCCCTAGAGGCTAAATATATGATAATACAGGAGAAAACAAAGGATTTAGGGATAATTTACCAGAAACCTAAACCCTTGTTTTCTATGAATATATACGAATAAGTCGCAATCCAAGAGAATCTGGTTACAACTTAGTTGTAATTTACTTGGGTGGGTAAGCAGGCCGCATGGCTTTCTTGCCCTGCATCGCCTTTCTCATACCTTTTCGTCCCATCTTCTTCATCATCGCTTTTCCGTAAGCCATCTTACTTGCTCCTGCCTAGTTTACGTTTTTGTCCCTTGGGCGGACTCTTTGTTTTACCGCCGGGGCCAGACCAGAAGGTCTTATTGGCCCACCAAGCCCCAGAGGTTTTGCCTTTCGCTATGTTCTTTGCATGTCGCGCTTTGAAGCTCTTACGAGCTTCAGCGCTGTAGTTGTGACCCATTTTCTGATCGCCGAAACGAATCGTCTTGATGCTATCGCCATCTCTGACAGCCACCACCGCTTTTTTAGTTGGATGGCTTGGTGTCATCTTCACCGTGTTCAGTTTGGTCAGACCGACTCTTTTGAGTCGGTTCTTCTCTGCTTCCGTCAAGCTCATCGTCTAAACCTACGAGTTTTCTTAGCCACTTTCTTGGGTTGTTTGCTGTGCTGCTTACCAGCCTTCGTATCCTTCCTTTTCTTGCGTGTTGTAGCTGCATATTCCTTGTCCGATAACGCAGCAATCGCCTTCTTGGGTAGATAGCGCTCTCCTGTAGCTTTACGACCTTGTGTGCTGGGCTTGCCTGACTTCGTAGTCCAGTTCTGGCTTGTCCATTTCTTGAGGTCACGTTGGGGTTTTTTCAGGCTCACTTCTTCTTCTTGCCTTTCTTCTTATGCATCACAGCGCTGCTGTACTGCTTACGACTCATCGGTTTCTTACCCATCTTCTTATGTGGCATCAGGTATATCCTCCACCTTTGCGCTTGTACTCAGCGGCCAACATCTGCGCTTTACGCGCAGACCATTGGCCGGGCTTGCCGCCTTTTCCGCTAGCCTTGATCTTCTGAAACAGGTTCTTACGCATCGTCGGCTTGGTGTAGTTGCCTGCGGCGTTTACGGTGCTTTTGCGTTTCTTTTTATTTGAGGGCATTTATCGCCTCCAATCGCCTAATCAGTGCATCCATTTCAGGGTCGTCCGTACCTACATCAGCTCGTTCTTGAGCGAAGGCTACGTTTGTGGCCTGCGGCAAAATCCCTGCCACCGGAGTCGTGACAGGTGATGCCGCTAAAGCGCCTCTACCTGCCACAAATGATCCCCTTCCTACATTACGCGGATTGAAGCCAGCAGCAGTGAGCGCACCGACAGCCACATTGCCTAATGAAACGCCTTCTTGACCGGACGCCAGTATGCCGCCCGTCTGTGCGCCTGCCTGACCTATCCGAGCGCCACCAACCGGCTCTGTTGACTGAAGAGACAATGCAGCAGCAACATCTAGCGGGTCGTAATTCATATTAGGATTTAGCTCGGCCAGAAGATCGCCACGCCGACCAAAGTTAGTGTTGACGTTGTTACGGGTAACGCTTTGCAGCTTTCTTAGCGACTGGCTGACGTTCTTTGTTCTACCTAACCCAAGCTCTGACTTGATCTCTTCAGCAAGCCTGTTTGCCTCGTCATAGTCCTCAACGAGCTTTTTGTATTGCGGATCTTTTTTGAGCTGCCTGCTTAAATCCGCTCTAAGCTGATTTCTAATGCGAAACTCTTGCGTACCCTCTGTAAAGTTATAGGTATCCAGCTTTTGCCTTAAAGCAAAAGCTGCATCTCGGTCTGACAAAGGAGACTTGGAAAACTCTATGACGTCTTGTTCTAAGAGGCTTATGCCTTGCAAAGCATCACTGTCAAAACCCTCTGCATTAGACAATTCACCCTTTGCAGCATCTCTCTCTGTTTTTACTTTATCCAGTTCTTCAAACTGACTTGCGAAAAACGGCCTATTTCTCTGTGGTGGTGCTGATGGGGTTACGGTGACAACAGGGGGCATCTGTTTCCCCGTGCTCGAAATAGGGCCGGGAGAGCTTGTACGAGAGGTTGTTTGCCCGACCAATGGAGTTGTAGGGCCGGATGGTAATGCCGCTCTACCGGCTCTGTAGTCCGCGCTAATGTTTCCCCTCAAGGTCTGATAAGCTTGTTGAGTATCGTCTACAAACTGTGCTGGGGAGACTGCGGATTCTCCCTGACCTGCGGCTGTTTGACGAAATGTCTTTGCTCTTTCGCTGAAAGGCAAAGACTCCCTGCCCACATTGAAGGCTCTACCGATAGAATCGCCAGATGCGCCTGCGACTGTCCCCAACAGGCTAGCAGACACATTCCCAAGCATTGAGGGTGCCTTAACGACGGCTGTGCCTGTCGCAGCGCCCACATCGCTCAATATCAGGGCATTCCTTGCTTTTTGGCTCAATTCACTTGACTGTAATTTGCCAAGAAACTCAGACGTTTTTTCAGCGCCAACCCGATCAGAAACCTTTTTGCCAAGGCCAGCAGCAGCTCTAGTGCTGCTGCCAGCCCCGCTCAATACTGAAGCAAAATCTAAAGCGACACCTACAGGATCGGTTCTGAACGAGTTTTTTACTGCGTCCAACGACCCATAACGATCAACGTAGTACTCGCCAAGCGCTCTGGCAATTTCCTCTTCTGGCGCATCGCCACCAGTCGCCAAACTAAACAAACCTTTACCGAGGTCATAAGTGTCCTTGGCCGTGCCGATAGGATCAGTAATCACAGCGATAAAATCTTGAAGCGCCGCTTCAGCGCTTGGCCCTACATTTGCTCTTACATCATCAAAGTAGGTGCGCTGCTCAGGCGTTTGATCTAAACGCCTGAGCGCGTCTCGGATTTCCTGCACGGTTGCCATACCTTGCTCCTGTTAGGGCAAAAGCCCTTGTTCCTTTTTCTTCAAGATTTCAGCTAATTTTGCTTTTATCGAATCTCGAACTTTCACACCGTTATATTCGGCCTCAAGGTTTTTCTTATTCCCGTTGGCGAAAGCGATAAGCTCGTCTTCATTAAACTCGTCTAATAAATTGCTTAAACCATCTTCACCTGCGTTCATTTCCTCAAATATCTCGGAAACCTTTCTTCTGCGGAAAGGCATAGTCTTTCCATCAACCGTTGGGCCATTTGCTTCGAATCCATAAAGCGCCATGTGCTCTTCTAAACGATCAACTTCACGAGCGATGAAGTCGTTAAGTTTCTGAGACCGTCTGATACGAGCAAGGTTGAAGATTACCGGTAAGGTTGGGTCGTAAAAGCGCTGCTGTAACTGGATGTTTTCTTGAACAGCGAATTGACCACCCAAAGTTTCGCGCAGACTTTGTTGGGCAATAGCACCGGCAATCGACTCTATGTTTCGAGATTGGGCGTCAACAAGGTCTCTTACAAAAGCTGGCAATCGACCAGCAACGGCACCAGAAATAAACTGATCGCCTTCAATAACCCCTTTTGTAAGCAACGGCACAATCTCAGCGTAGCGCAAAGAGTTCTCAACTCTTCTTGCTTGCGCCGCTGCGTCGTTGACTTCATCTAGGTTATTCAAGATCCGGTCTCTGGATTCTATGTCGCTGTCTGGTGCTAACTGAAAAGTACCACCCGGTTGCTCGTATCTGCGTGCAAGAGCTATGGCGTCTCGGCTTGGTGTTTCAGTGACTTCGCCAGCAATAGTCGTTCTTCTCTCAAGACCTGCGCCTAAGTTTTCTATCCTTACAAGATTCTCGAAAGTATCTAGCTTGTTCACACCACGAGCGCTTAAAACCCTGTCTTTTTGATCCTCTGTAATCTCACCTCTTGCAAATGCCTCATTTGCAAGTTGATTTACACGGGCATCGCTTGTCAAATCTCCCAGACTACGTTGATAGTTCACAACCTCCTGCGGGTTAAAATTTAGTCCAGATGTAGTGATCCCCAAAGACACTTGGTCTTCAGGAGACTGAGCAAGTCTTGGGTCTACCTGAACGCCACGGCTTTGTGCTAATGCAAAAGCCTGCGCTCTTACATCATCTGCAAAATCTGATCTAGCTGTAGCAGCTTTGGTAAGCGTGTCTATTTGCTGGTTTCTAGCTTCTAAAGCGTTCAAGTTTCGTTTTGCAATGTCTAAAGGATTTTCCAGCACACCTCTGTTAATAAGCCTTGTGCTAACGATATTGCGCAGCAAATCAAGTGCAGGGTTATCCACCCTACGAGTAAGGAAATTGTTGTAAACGGGATCTTGCGCAACGGGCTGTTGCGCAAGTATCTGGGCATCTCTCAAAGACTGTTGAGCCTCTGCATCGGCTCTGGCTGCGGCATCTATAGAGCGGCGATATTCGGCTGGCCCTTGTGCTTGAGCGAGAAACGGGTCTGTCAGCATTTCTCTTTGAAATGATGTTTCAGTGTTATATGCAAGCTGACTCGCCGCCAAATCCGCTAATCTTCGCCTTTTCAATTCTTCATCCAAGGATGCCACGGCTAACCCCCGGTGTTTCTGTGATCTCATCGCCGTCACGGGCAAAGGTCATCGTTGATAAAACTCGATCTATTTCTTCTTCTGGAAAACCTTGCTCGATGAGCTGGTTTCTTATGATGCGGCGTGGATTTAAGATCCCCGCAGCTTGCTCTCTCTTTTCTTCTAAGCGGTCGTTGAATCTGTCTTGGATAAACTGCACGGGATCGTCAGCCAAAGAGGTGAACTGCTCCAGCTTGCTGGTGCCTTGATCGCCAACAGCACCCCCCGGCATACCAAAACCACCAGTCTCGCCAACCTTCCCGGCAATCTTCGACTTAACTCGATTCATTACGATTGTTTTTAGCACTTGGCCCATATCAGCCTCCTAACAGCGTGAACCCGCTGCCCCTATTACTTTGGGTTATGGGTGATGGCAAGATCCCGGCACCAGCTCGTAAGATGTCAAACGCTCTCAAAGGCGCATCACGTTGTTCTATGAATCGTCTATAACGATCTTCTAACAGCTCCTGCGCAGCAGCTCGTTGCCTGTCGCCAACGCTCTCAAGAGCGGCGGCGTCTCTAAACGCAAAGTCTCTGGCTTGGTCGCCAAGCTGTCCTAAAGCACCAGCACCACGCAGATTGATGCCTAGCGCATCAAGCTGCTGTTGTTCACGACCAAGGGCTAGCTGAGCCTCTAGCGCTCTGCGTTGTGTCTCAGCATCTAGTGCTGCCTGCTGGTTTGCCCTAGCCGCATCCAAACCAAGCTGCGCTGTGGTTTGTTGCGCTGCTAGGTTTTGACCTTGATTAGCAAGCGCTAAACGCGCATTGATGTCTTGAGCTGCTAGCCCAGATTGCGAGGCTAGTCTGGCAAGATCAGTGCTTGCCTGTTGTTGACGACCTGCTGAATCCTGCGCTGCTATTAAAGCAGCGCGTTGGTTAGCTTGCTGTCTTTGCAAATCAGCTTGAAGGTTCTGTTGTCCTGCTGTGAGGCCAGCCCGTTGATTGGCTAACATACGCTGGGTGTCCTGAGACTGCGCTGCTAAGCCGCTTTGAAGAGCTTGTCTACCAGACTCAATTTGTCCCTGTAAGCCAAGCTGAGCGCTTGTGGTGCCTGCCTGTAGGCCAGCTCGTTGATTGGCTAAATCAGCTTGAGCGCCAAGCTGTGCTGTCTGAAATCCAGCAGTTTGAGCGCGTCCAACGTCTGCTTCCGCTCTTCGAGCAGCAGACTCGAAACCTTGCGCTCTGAGAGTCGCCGCTGTTCTCGCAGCTTGGTCTGCAAACCCCCGATTAGTTTCAGCTTCAACGATAGCTTGACGATCACCACCAAAGGCACCAGCCCTTACTGCGTTAGCCGCATTCTGGTTCTGCGCCATCAAACGAGATCGTTCTATATCGCCTAAAGCCGAGTCAATCACCTCGGTCTGATACTGGTTCATGTAAGGAGATAAATCGGTGCCAGCTAAACTCTGAGCGCCAACAGTACGACCTTGGACTTGCTGAGCAGTAACAGGGTCTACGCCAATCTGATTGGTTTGAACCGCTGTAGCGCCTTCTACTCGCTCTGGTGCCAACATACCAAGAGGGTCAATCTGTTGAGCGTTGATAGCTTGGCTTTGTATCGGGCTTACACCGACAGCAGAAGTAGGGCCAACCTGAGATGCCGTTACGGAGCCTGCATTAACTGTAGGAACATTGGCACCAAGGTTTACATTGAAGAAGCTGGGCTGAAAACCTGCTGCTCGCTGTGCGGCAGCATTAGCTGCCGCTAGCTGTTCCTGCCCGATGCCGCTTCTGGCGGCATCGGCAGTGGCTTGCATTCCTTCCAACTGTGTAGGTGCCAGAGGCGCAACTGTTGCTCCATCGTAAGCCTGAAAAGGTACACGAGATAATCGCTGCCCTTGATCGAAAACCTGAAGCAACCGGCTTTTGATTTCTGGATCAAACTCGGTTGACGAGCTTTGTTTGTTTTTACCTGCCATCGTTAAAACCTCATTCCCATGAAGCCCATGTTGGGTACACGACCATCGTTAAGAGCTTCTAACTCTTGGATTCTCATTTGTAGGCTTCTATCAATTGGAGTAGACATCACCGCCATTTCTGGTTGCGCTGCTTGCCCACCTAACATCGCTCTTGGGTCAGCCGCTGCGATTGCCATAGCACGCTCTTCAATTTCAGACGGCTGTGCGCCCAGCACATCTCTTTGCGAAGCCAAGTCGGGTATCGGAATGTCTGGCGCTGGCTCTGCTTGCGTTAGGCTTGCGTTGAATTCATCTAGCGTGTTTCGAGCGCTTTTTCTCTTTCTCGTTGATACAGAGCTGCGATTAAGAATGTCTATCGCATCTTGGATCTCACGCGGCAAAGAACCTAAGTTGGTGGTTGGAACTCCGTTCAAGAAAGCCCTTGGGTTAACAGTAATCGGTGGTGTTGAAGCACCCATGAAAGCGGGTGGCATAGGGTTGCTCATCACGGGCATTGCATCAGGCTGTGGCTCTGGCGCATTCACTGGTACACGAGTGCTCGGCAAAGCGAACTCAGAAAAGTAGCTAGCATCAGGCTGAGCAATTTGCTGAGCATTGCCGCCGTAGAAATCAATAATGTCTTGCTCAACCGCTTCTGGGTCGAAGTTTAGTATTCCGTTAGCCATTGAGAGTCTTACCCAAAGTCGTGTGTATTTTTTTGTAACCTAAGTCGCCCAGAGCTTTTTCCCACCCCGGTCTGCCTGAGAGGGAAATCGAATCACAATCTAAGAATTTTGCGTAAGCTACTAACGACTCATCCATCGACTTCACCTCGCTTAACTTGCCGCCAGCTAAGAAGATGTGAAGCGTTCTCTTACGAGGGAACTGAGCTACCTCTGTCACCAAGAAGCTCTCTTGTGCTGGCCAAAAAAACATCTCGCCAGTCTGGACAGCGTTAACTACGTCGTCGTAGGCGTATGTTTCAGCCGCATAGCGAAGGGCCGCTTCGATCATCGGGCGGTAAGGCTCCATTGCTTCAGCAGCACTGATCTTTCTTTGCGCTGTCATATTGAAGTCGCCGAAAGGTTGCCTGAGTTATCCACGGTTACTGAGAACCGTGAGCCATCGGGTGACTTCAAAACCAGTTTTGCATCACCAATCTCTATGTCCTGAAACTTCTTCACGTTTAGGGTGTCAGCCTGTTCGAGCAGCAAATTCTTTTGCTGCTCTTGCTGCTGTGAGTACTCGCCTGTCGCATCTGGCAGCCTCATCGTCTGCCTCCCGGAACCACGTCAAGACGCATGTTGCCCACCCGCCAACTGGCGTTCTCTACCCCTGTCACACGCATGTTTACTTGACGACCTGTGAACCTGACTGATGTAGGCGTAGAAGTAAGCGTAAAAGGCCCATGAGTGCTTTCAGAGGCTGTAGGGTAGTTCTGAGTCTTAAAAGTTGCTGTGACCGCACCAGCAGGGTTCTCATCACTTATAAGCGTCTTAGCGACCATATAGCGGTCTCCATTGCCTATCTCTATAGGGCCGCTTTCAACGAATATCTCGGTGTCTGTGTCGTAAGCGTAACCAGCCTCATGCTCAAAGATAATGCCGTTGGGATCGACGTAATTTGGGTACACAAAGGTGCCTGAGTCGAACCCAGCGGTTCGACTCAGAGAGCCAATCTGCCAGTGGTTCTCACGGTAGTTGTAGCTGACATACGAGTCGTTTTCGTTGCTACCTTTGCTGGGGTAGAACCAAATGACTTCCGCAAAGTTACTGTTCAAAACACCGAACACTTTGCTGCGTTGATCTGGGTTCATGTTCTCAAAGATGAAGTCGCCTACAGCAGAACGCAGGGCACGCACTGCTCCGTTGTAAGTGAAGAATCCATTAAGACCCATCCAGATTGCGCTGTTGTCTGCTACGACACAGGCGTTGGCGCTGATAGCGCCACAGCCTGTTCCTACCTGCTGAAAAGAGTGAACAAGGGGTGGCCCGATAAAACGCATAACATGAGCGTCTATGTCGGTCAAAAGCAGGCTCTCGCCTCGTAAACGACGACCTAATACCAAGTTACCGTTAGTCGCTAACGTGAACGAGCCTGCTGAATTTGTCGCCGCTGGCGTCCATGTGTTCGTGTCTTCTTGGTCTGAAAAGGCAACTTTATTGCCAATGCCGCCACTACCTAGCGCCACTACAAATCGTTCCTCGCTAACGAAGACAGCCGTGTTGCTGGTAGGGGCGTTAGAGAGAACCGCCGCTACGCTTGCTGGGTTGTTGGCCCATTGGTAGAGCTTGCCATCGCTTGTTGAGCAAGCGATGACGAACTGCCCAAAGGTATCCAACGACCAAGTGGTTGCAGGGGTGTAAGTTCCAGTATCCGGCCGTGGGCTGTTCCATGTGCTCAGATTCCAAGTGCCACCACCGTATCCAAGGTTCTGTGTGGCATCAGCAGAGCCAGCAGTGAAGCCTACGGGGGTTATATCCGTTACTGAGGCATCTTCATTGATAAAGAACAGCTTTGTGTGTGTGCCTGCTACGGTGCGTCTAGTGCCGGTGTTGTCACGGTAAGCAATCATTGCACGACACAAACCCGTTAGGTTTGTTGTCGTTCTAGCTCTCCAACCACCAACAGGTTGGAGGCTACCTTCATTCCAACGAACAAGGTTGCCATCGTTCCAAGCATTGGACTGTTGCAGCTCTGTGCCGTTCTTCACGATGCCTGCTGCTGGCTGAATACTAAGCAGCGTCACTGTAAAACCCCGTCTCAATCATCGCGCACAGCTCTTCACAGCGCATACCAACCTGTTGCCGCCACTTGCTGTCCCTAAATTCTTCAGCGGCCAAGATGTAATCGCCATCGGCCATGTGGCCGAGGGCGTTTTGAAACTTAATCAGTCTGGTAAGACCAAGATTGAAGGCGATACTGACCATAGCATCCTGCCTGACACGATCTAATTTTTTGTACCAAGGGAACGCAGACGTAAGCTCAAGCTCACAACGCTTAATGTCGTTACGAAGCAGGTAATCCACCTCATCATCTGACAAGCCAAGACCACCATTGCTGTCAATGTTTCTACCAACACCTACAGTGGTGTACCCCTCACTGCATTGATATGCGTGACTGCGTACACCTTCTTGACGTTTCAGCATTTCAACTAAAGAGTTCACTACTTCTCTCTCGCTACCTTGTTGACCTTCTCGTAGCTACGCATAGCGCCGAGACCCAACATACCCATCATTACCGGCACCAGAAGCGTGGTATCCACTTCTGGCACCTCAACCCATATCCCCAATATGTTTACTATGATCGTGTTGTAGAGCAGACCAAATGCACATATCCAGCCTATACAGGGACGCCACCCACCAATAAATAACGACCCGGTTGCTGCTTCAGCTTTGTTGATCTCTAACTGAGCTAACATCGCTTCTTGCGTATGTTTTTCGCTCATGGTGGCTATCTCATGGGCGAGCTTTGCCTTCTGATCTTTGTCCTCTATAAATTTGTCTAGTAGGCCCGTTACCGGCCCTACCAGTGAAGCAACTATGCTC